AGGCATCTGCGGTCATCGTGCGCCCGGTGCCGATGGTGTTGGCGGATAGCGTCAGGTTGGCCGCCGGCTTGTGGCCAAGCTCGGCAAACGGCGTCGTGGTGAACGGAGCGTTCGCGCAGTCCCACTTATTGTCGGCAAAGCAGCGCAGCCGGTTCGGGAAGACATCGCCATGAAACAGGTACATGGTGTCCTCGCCCTGGCAGTAGTCCATCTCCTGCGCGGCGGCTTCGTTGTAGGGCGTGGCGATCTCGTATGGCGTGGCGAACCCGCCAACCTGCGTGCCATCCGGCTTGAACACGCGCAGGTAGTTCTCGCCCATTTCGAGTATATAGGCCTGGTCGCGGCTGAAGATGTACGGTACCAGCCGCGCCTTCTTATCGGCGTGCTTGGTGGCGGTGATGAACTCGGTACCGGGGCGCTTCTCTGCCCCGCCCAGCGTGCGGGAAATCACATTGCACAGCGTCTTCGCAGCGTTCGGATAGCGGGCAATATCGACCCGGCCGGCGGCACGCGGGGAGAGTTCGCCGCTGGAGAAGTTGGTCTGAAGAATCTCGGCTTTTGGCATGTCAGCGCATCCGGTTGGCAAGCAGCGGGAAGTCGCCCAACGTTTCCGGCGTCACTTCCTGGCCATCGACCGCCCGCGCTTCCTTCAGGACGCGCTTGACGATCTCTTCCTCGGTGGCCTGCTTTGTGGTCGACTTGGTGATCGGGTAGGTCAGCGCTGCCACCATGACTTGCGTCATTGCCTCGACCAGCAAGGAATCCCAGGTTGATTCCTCGGTGTTGTTCCAGATGTAGCGCAGCCGGCAGACATTCGAATCCATCAGGATTTTACGGCCCTCGATGGCGAAGTAATCCTCGGCGCCATCCTCGCCAACCGATAGCGTGCGCAGCCAGTCGTTGGGCAGTTGGAACTGATAGACCCAGCCAAATGGGGGTGCCGCAACATCCGGCGAAAGAATCACCCGCTTGGTGGCGCAGTTCCAAGAATGCGCCCGCAGAACCCGGTTGCGCTTGTAGTCGTAGATGTTGGCGACCAGGCGCGTGCGGTCGTTGTTTTCGCTGAAGCTGCTGATCGGCCGGTCGCCGAGAAGGAGCAGCGCATTGGAGCAGATCGAGACGGCGCTATTTCCTGGCATCGTTGTTCCTCAAAGAAAAAAGGCCCGGAGCCTTGCGACACCGGGCCAACCCGTTTTCACGGCTGGAGACAAAACAGGTCAGGAGCCGATGTAATCGACTTCGACGCGCAACAGCTGGTTGGCCGCCAGGACAGCACCGGTCGCGGTCAGATAAACCTCGGCGTCATCGGTCAGCACCTGATCGACACCACCGGCCACATAGGCGCCATTGGCACCATTGGTCGGGGTAGTCGACGCTGCGGCGATGGCGATGGCCGAGCCGATAGCGGTAGCGCTCAGAACAGTTCCGTCAGAACGCTTGCGCAAGCCGATTTGGATCGTGCTTGAGGCAGTGCCAGCGCCGTTATTGACACGGCAAGCCGCGATGCGTGAGCCCTTGGGAATAAACACGCCGCCGGCCAGCGTGTCATTGATTGCCATTTGGGAAAATACTGCCGGGGTCTGCACAACAACCGTGCGCAGGCGGCCAGCTTCGGAATTGGACAACTTGGTGCCAGCGGCGATTTTTGCAGCTTGGCGGGAATTGATTTCTGCCATGTTCGTTTCTCCTTGAAACTATTCAAAGGAGGGGGAGGATTCCCCCGCCACTGGTTGATTACTGGAAGGCGATCTCGACGACCTTCTTCTCGTCCTGACGACCGGCGCCGTAAGAGGCACCCATCGACACCTGCCACAAGTCCTTCTTGTCGGCACGGCGCGAGACGTTGCCTTCCTCGTAGCCCTTGCCGAAATGGACGCCGGACTTGGCCCAGGCATAGGCGTAGTAGGTCGATGCCGAGTAGGTCAGGCCTTGATACGGAATCCAGTTGAAGCCCATCCAGGTGCCGGCCAGCTTGCCGTTTTGCAGCATCTGCACGGCCATGAAATCGGCGCTGGTCAAGGTGGTATCCGCGAGGATGGTCTGCAGCACCTTGTCGTTGTAGAGCATGAACAGTTCTTCGCCGTTTTCATCGTCGCACTCGGTGGCGCGGAAGATGGAGCGAGCCTGGATGATCTTCGACTTGGTAAGGCCGGTACCGCCGTGGGCAATCTTCTGGCCGGCCGGCAGGGTGTTCTGCGTGGCACCGTCCTTGCTGTTGATGGTGCCGCCCAGTGCCGCATAGATGACTTGGTCGATCTTGCGATTCTTGGCGTTCATCAGCGAGCGCATGTAGTCGCCGCCGGTGACCGGATTAACCAGCATCCTCGGGATGTCGTTGCGGTCCAGCGGAAGGGCCTTGTAAAAGTCCTTCATCGTTGCCAGGCGGTTGGTGTGGTTGATGTCGCCCCACTCGGTATCACCGTGACGGACGGTGTTTTCGTCCATCTCGATGGAATCGAGGTTGTTGATGGTGAAGCTGTCGCCGGTGATGGTGCCGCGGTCGGTGACGGCCTTCATCAGGCGGGATTCAGATTGCTGCGCTTGCAGGCGGATCGAGGTGTCCCACTGCTGCACGAAGGCTGCGGTAATGGTGTTGGACATTTCAATTTCTCCAAAAGGTTGAGATTCGTTCAGCCTTTCAGGGTGTCCGGGCATCCGGGCCTGCTACGGTGTCGTGATCGGCTTGCACCACAACCTGCGAGCTTTCAGGGTATCCGGGCGCTACGCCGGGCCTGTGCATCGCATTCTCTGGCGGTCGCCGATACGGATTCCCGACCAAATAAAAAGGCCCGCACTCGGCGGGCCTGGATCGGGCTGCTGTTCGCTTACATCAACGGGGCATTGCCGCTGCTGGCGGCTGCGTTGGCCTGCTTGTCGAAATAGGCCTTCACCTGCTGGCTGACCTTCGCATGCTCCGGATGCTTCGGGTTCGTGTATGCCTCGGACGACATCAGGCTTTCGATGCTCTGGCCACCCTGCAGCGTGCCGCCCGGGTTGATCGATCGATCTTCGCCCATCTCGCCACCGACCCGAGCCAGCAGGCGGATCAGGCGCGGATCGTTGCCATGGTCGGCCAGGATGGATTGGGCATCTTCGCCACCGTAACCGACCGCTGCCTTGTAGGCTTTGGCGACCTCGCCCTTGAACGTTGCGTCATCCTTCCAGTCCTTGCGCAAATCGGCGGTGCATTCTTCCTCGGACAGTTGGCGATTGCCACCGATAAGCTGCTGCGCGGTTTCGTGGTAGGCCGACATCACCATATCGAGTTGCGCCTGCGTCATCCCGGCCGCATGAGCCTTGCCGAGGAAGTCCTGCAGCTTGGCGTCTTCCTTCGGATTCCACTGATCCTTCAACGCTTCCGGGACAGCGATCTGGTAATCAGCGGCGGTCTTCGGCGGCACATCACCGGAACCCATGCGCTTTTCAAGATGGCCGTAGGCTTCGGCAAGCTTCAGGCTGCTAGCTTCGATGTCGAGCGAGCCGTCTTCTTTCTTGACTTGGTATTTCTCGGGGATCGCCACGGCTTGGCCTTGGCCGCCTTCGCCTGCGGCTGCGCCGGCAAGGACTGATCCGGCTGCCGCTGCTGCAGCGCCCTCACCAGCGCCACCAGCCCCAGAACCGGAGCCGGCTGCTGCGCCTGCGCTGGCATCGCCCGCCCCCGCCCCGCCACCTTCGCCAGCATTCGCTTCATCCATCCGAACATAGAAAATCCTCCAGAATTGGTTCATTGGTCAATCTCCTCTTGGTTGTCATCGGGCGCACCATTGGCCCGGTTGATCTGCTGCATGATGAAATCCAGCGGCTTGCGCTGCCCGGCCCGGTCGTAGGTCTGCAGCACGGCATCGATCCCGCCGACTGAAACCGGCGGGCGAATGAAGCGGCGGATCAGGTCGTCGAGAATGCGCTGTCCGCGCTTGTCGACTTCGAATAGGTCGGCGTAGTCCTGCGCTGTCGGGTGCTGGTCGTTCGGGTTTGGCATGTCAGGCTGCTTTCTTGATCATCGGCTCGCGGACGGCCCAGTATTCGATGCCGCCCTTCTTGCCCTTGCGTTCTCGGAATTGCAGGCCGCCCATCTGCATGGCAGCGACCAGGCGCTTGAAGCGGCGGAACTCGGCCGCAGTCGGTTTGCGTTGGCCGGCGCTGAAATCGACCACAAACAGGTTTTCGATGCCGGTGGAAGCGACGGCCTGCTCGATGGTCTCGCCTTGGTCCAGATCGCGGGCCAGGCCGTAGGTGACCAGCGACGAACCACTGTCGATCTCGCCTAGGCCAAAGCCGTGGAGGACGATGCTCATGCCAGGCGCTCGCGGCGTTCGGCGCCGGTGCCGTTGTAGGGAACCGTCCCGGCCGCATCCTTGAAGATATTGGCGGTCAGCAGCGGGGTCGAGCCATCGTTGTCATAGACCGTCAGCACGCCGGTGGCCGGATCGGTAATCATCTTGTTGCGAGCGATCTTCTCGATGGTGCTGACCGTTCCTGGCAACCCCATCAGCACGTTACTCTCGGCAGTGGTCAGTCCTGATACGCCGGTCTCGACAACATCTGGAACGCCGGAGTAGTCGTTGTGGATGCTGTAGCTGGTCGGAGCAATGATGCTGGTCCCGTCTGAGCGATACAGGCGAACGTCCATATCGGTGAAGCGCAGCGCCGTGGATGCATTGACGTTCTCGATCAGGATGTCTGCGACGTCGGTGTTGATCCGAATCGCTGCCGTCGATAGGTAGGACACGCCGCCGTAGAAGTGGCGGATGCCAATCTCGGTAGTCAGTAACCACGAATACCAGGCCCCCAAGCGCGTCTTGGTGGTCATGCCGTCCAGATCGTTGGCATCGATGTAGATGTGTCCGGTCACATCGCCGGTGAATTCAGTGATGGCCGATCCGTCGATTCCCCAGGCGGTATAAATCGCATCTTCCGGCTGGCTGATCAGGAACGTTGCCCCGGCGGCGCCCCATACGGCCAGCGACTCGGCTGGCTCTCTACCCAGCTTGCAGACCCGCAGCCGCAACGCGTCACCGGCAGATGCTTCCGTGGTGATCACATAGCTGTAGCTGGTCCCGGTCACGAACACATTGTCGATTTCCGTGTCGGTCGTGACGTTGAACAACTGAACGCGGGAGTCGGCCAAGATCGTTGCACTAGCCTGGGCCGGTGGCGTCGTGCTGACTGTCGATCCGTCATCCGCGGTATGGATCGTGAAATCCGGGTGTGCATCAGTGCCGCGCAGTACGCGAACACCCTTCAGCGCCGCGCCCGTGTCGCCATAGATTGATCCGCGAACGCCCTTGAACTTATCGCCATTCACCTGAATCAAGTCGTGCCAGTTGAAGCCGTTCTTGCCTTGGAGCGTGCCGCCAGTATCAAGCGCATGGCGAATCCACTGCATGATTGTTTGCCCGGATGTCGTCCCGCTATCGGTGATCGTGATCGAGAATGCCTTGGTGTTCCAAGTTACCGGGCTTGCGCCGTGGTCGGTGATGGTCACGCTCGAAACCGTTGGATTGGCAGCCGCAATGCCGTTTGCTGTCGGGATCAGGGCGATGACGTAAAGCTGATCCTCAAGCGCCCCGTACTGAGCGACAACATCAACCTCGGCTTGGTCGTAGCCCTCTTCCTGAACCTTGGCGACCATGTAGCCGCGCCGGTCAAAGCTGCCGTGCGTAGCATCGCCGTAAATCTGGATCAGCTGGTCGATATTGCCAGTTGCTGCGGCGTTGGTCGGCGCAGCGCCTTCAACCTGTTGGAATCGGACTTGCAGACCAGCCGGAACGCCAGCCGACAGCAGAGCGCACCATGAAGCGGTCATCGCGCCAGAACTGTTCAGGTAGCGCATACCATCGCGCGACAGGTTGGTGATACTGGCCGCGTAGGTCGATAGATCAGCCTCCCAACCATCCAGCCAGGTAAAGCTATTCGGGCCATTTGCTTCGAGCGGAAACGCCTTGTTGGCATAATCCTCGCCGGTATCGCCAAGCGCGACCCACTGCTCCAACAGGTAAGACGCAAGGTTCTGGAGCGTGCTGGTTGTCGTCAAACCCCATTTCTTTGTCGACGTATTGGCAAAGCAATTGGTGTTGATCGTCAATCCGGAAGAAGCCTGATACCAACGGGCGACGACTTGCGAAACAGGGACAGGCTGAACGCCAGAAGGGCTAGCCGTCACGGTGACGCCTGTAACGCGGATCGGCAAATAACCCGCCTTCATGATGACGTAATCGACCGTCAACGAACCTGATACAGACTCACTCCATGTTTCAGACGTTCCAGAACTCGCGGTGCTGAATTTCTCTGTGTCGGTTCCAGTCAGGAATACTTTCACCTTCGACCCAGAAACAAGACCGGCAAACGCTAGCCCCCTCGCATCGGATGACGGCCAAGGCCCGTAGCCGTGGTCAAATTCATGCGGTCCGACATCAATCGCCGCAGCACCGCCATCCATGTAATCAGGCATGAACCGCCCTGCTGCATCCTCGGTCATGTACCCGTAGAACGACACGCCAGCCTCAACCTGCGGCGATGACGCGCTGGCTGCCCGGAAGTCGTTGCCGGAATGATTGACAAAATCCGTAGTGGCGATGGTGATGCGCGAACCACCCGAGGTCATCCAGGCC